GCTTGCTAATTGATTTTCTAAACCAACATAAGCTTCTTTAGCTTTTTGTTGTTTTTCAACTTCAATACGCTTGAGCTCTTTAGTCCTTTGCGCGCCTCTAACACTTCTTCTTTTTGGTTGTGAGACCAAAGAAGTATCTACCGACTCTAAATCCATACTCGGTTGTTCGGGCGCTGCAGTTTCCTCCACAGCCGCACCCTGAACTGCGGGAGTTGTCTTTCCCGGCTCTAAAGTAATTAGGCCGGTTGCTTTGATGTATTCATCTAAAGTTTTATTTGATTTTGCCGCAGCTGCTTCAACTTGCGCTAAAGTATACTGCTTACCGTTTAATTCAAACATAATTATTATTTTATTAAAGAATTGGTAAATCAGCTGTGTCTTCTGTTTCTTTTTTAGAAGTACTAAACGAACCTCCAGCTTCTATAAATTTTAATAAATTTTTAACTTCTTCTGGACTCATGTCTTCAAATATAGTTACAGATCTATCTGCTCCTTCTACTGATTTTGTTATTGTTCTTGCTCGTCTACCATCAACAACTTCGGACTTACTCACTCTAAAACCAAACGGAGCTATAGATCTCTCTAAAGTACTTACATCTATAAGCTCAGCGCCTTCTTCAGCTGGTCCTGTACCTATTGGTATTTCTATGTCGTCTATATAAGATACGTCAACTTCTGCTTCCGTTGGTTTTTCTTCTTTTATTTCTTGAGATTTTAAAACTTTATATTTTATATCGTCACCTACTTGAATAGTGGTATTAGGATTGCTTTCTTTTAATTTAGCAACGTCTGCTTCTGTAGCTTTTCTTGTGTTGTATTGAGAAAATTTAGTTTCAATAGAGTTTTGCATTAAAGCATCGGCTATAAACTTTTGTTGAGAATTAAAATCAGTACCAACCTGCTCTATAAAGCTATCATATGTTAAGGTAGCTCTGTTAGTGCCAAACTGTAGAAAAGCTTCAATTTCTTCGGGACTACCCTGCAATACGGCTTTTGCGTTACCCATCATTTCACCATATAAAGAAACGTTGTTTTCAATGTCTTTTAAATTAATAATATCCTCGTTTAGCTGCGTTTTACCATCTACTCTAGTTACATTAGCAGAGTACAACGCGGTGGTGTTGCCTTTATCATCTTCTATTTGAGCTACATTATACGCGTTTGAATAATCAGGTAGTTTATCAACATCATCTACAAACTCACCGTCCCATATATTAGTGTCTTTTTTAAAGTCAAATTGGTAGTATTGTTTACCGTCTTGCTCTACAATGTTCACGCCTTCAAGTTCTTGAGGTGTTAACGTTTTTGACAAAGCCCCAGACTTCATTTCATCTACAGGTATAAGGGTTTTAGTAGTTAAAAAGTTTTCACCGTTCTCACCTCTTTCCATTTTTCTACTTTCTATAGTATTTGGAGAAATCATAGAGTCGGTGTTTAATGCGTGGTATGCTAATTGGTTGTTAAACCTTTCTAAGTTATTTTTACCTTTAAAAATATACCCACCAGGCGTACCTAAATCAGTAGCTTTTTTACCTTTAACATAATCTATACCACTAATAACCTTACCAAAACCATCCACCATTTCTGTTTGGTAATTTTTAGCGTCATCAACTATTTTTTGATATTCCTTGCGTTGTTCAGTTGTTAAATCTCTACCTAATTGTAATTGAACTCTAGCATCGATAGCACCCATTTTATAACCTTCTTCGCCTGGAACACCAACACCGTCTAAAAGTCTAGCCGTTTCCTGTTTGAATTGTTCCGCAACAGTATCATCACCTTGTTTTTTAAGTGCAAGATAATGTTCTCTAGCAGAGTCTGTGTATTTTTCTCTGATTTGAACCTCAAGAGACTGCATTGCCTGCTGATTTTTTTTAGTAGCTTCAATCTCAGCTTTTCTAGCTTGACCATACGCGGTAATACCAGCAGCAACTTGTTGACCAAAGTTTGCTATAGTCTGGGCCCAAATATCGCCTGATTTATCTACAATTATAGGTGGATTTCTATAACTCATTTTTATTTTTTATTTTTATTGAAATAACGGATTAGTAACTTTAAATGTGTCCGCTAATTGTGAACTTGTATACGTTGAAGTAGGACTTACGCTAGAAGCGGCCCCTAATTTCCCCAGCCTTTTCCAAAATTATCACTCTCTGCAGCAGCACCCATATATGCTTGAGCAACACCACCAACACCGGATATTGCACTTCCCCATGCAGCTGCTTGAGCTTGTCTTGACTGAGCTTCTTGAGCTTGAGCTTGAGATACAGCAGCAGATGCTCTATCTAGATCCATGTTAGTTCTAGCTTCTTGGGCTTGGTACTCAAATTGTTTACCAGCAGCTTCAGCAGCTTGTACTCTTTGTCCTTCAGATATTGCTATGCTTTGTAAGCGTTGTTGTTCTGATATTTTAGCAGCTTGTAAAGCTTGCTCTCCTTGAGCTCTTAGTTTTTCGTTTTGAGCTTCTTGTTGTTCAATATTAGCAGCAACACCTTTTTTACTCTGTAAAGCAGCCATCGCAAGAGCGGTAGCTCCACCAGCACTAGCGCCAGTTTCTCTAATAGTATCTAATGTATTAGCTAAAGCTATATCAGCTTCTTCAGCTTGCATTTCAGCTGCTTGAGTAGCAACACCTAAATTAGCAAAAGGATTTGTCATTTGAGAAGACAAATCTTTAGCCAAACCAGCTAAACTTTCTGTACTTTCATACGGATTAATAATTTGTTGTCTACTGTCTAAAAGCTCTTGAACCTTAGCCTCTGCTTTTCTTTTGTCGTTGGCTGCTCTACCGGCGGCTTTATCAGCTTGGTTTGCTTGAACAGCACCGCCTATTACGCTCGTTGCTGCTCCAACTATTGCTGCTGTTACAAATCCCATAGTTTATATATTTTTTGTTAATTCGTAGGAAGGGCTTTCATCTACTCCCCAGCCCAGTTTTTTATGTGTATTTATTAAGTGTTTATTTCTACAAACACTGAACATGTATTTTTTATCTAAGTTTTTACAAACGCCCTCTGCGGCTGTTATTAAAAGCTCTAGAGCTTGTTTCCTGTCTTTTTCTCTATATTCTGGATCTGAAACAATCCACTCTAACAAAACAACATCAGAGTTTGTAAAATAAAGAAAACCAGCCATTATCGGTTTGTTATTTTTTTCAACCATTAACCCACCAGTACCGTTGTCTGGTAAAAAGTCTTTAGGTGGATTAACCCATTTAGGCCAAGCCTCCCACCACTTACACAACGTGTCCCAATCGTTTTCGTTTAAAACACGTGTAGTTAATTTTTCCATTTAATTAAATTTAATATGATGATTCTACATAGTTTGTAGAAACTGCAAATAATTCTTTTTTACCACCCAAACTGTTATCTACACTCATTTGTACAGTGGCAAAGAAACCTTTTATACCTGAGTTGTCTTGACCCCAAACCACCTCGCCTGGTTGCGAAATAGTGTTGTTTATTAGATTAGCAAAGTATTTATTTTCTTTTACTTTGAAATTGTTTTGTAATAATTGATTCTCTAAATCAACAAGTGTTGAAGCGCTGGTTTGAATATCTATAGCTTTTGTTATAGATAAAGATGTATCTGTTGACGACGCAAAAGATAACATTTCCCAATCGCTGCTACCTTCGTAATTTATTGTTTTAAAGTTTTTAACAAGTGATTGGTTACTATTAAAAATAAATGTTACCGTTGAATCGTTTTCTACACCGTAGAAAATACCACGCTGATCTGGAAAGCTTGGGTCAAAAGTATAGTGTTGCCATATTTTACCATCGTTGGTAGAATATAACGATGTGTTTAAACTAAATAAAAAGTCTGGTTTAAAACTAAAGAAACTCGTCCAACCGTTAACACTGTCATCAAAGTTTACGGTTTTGTATTCACCATTTTGCTGTATAGAAACTATATAGTTTTTATTATGTATATCCCAACCACCAATAATATTATCTGTCGGTTGTAGCGCGCCTAGATTGTCTCTAAAGAAATCTTGCATACCATATGACGATATTTCTGTTAAACCGTCCATAGAAAGCCTTAAAACAGCATTTCGTTTTCTGTCTGTAAAATACTTTCTATAACCGTAAACAGCAAAGCTCTCTGGGTTTGTACTAATGCCATAGTTACCACCGTAAGGTATTATTTGACCTATAACAAGTGTTGATGATGTAACAGCTGCGTTACCTTCTGCCGAGTAAATAGCATCTTTATCTATAAGAGCTTTACTTACTTTGTCTTCTTGTAATATAATTAAGTTAGTATCTTCAGCATAAAGTTTCTGTATAGAGCCATTAGCTGGATCAGCTGATTTAGTTATTTCCTCACCAACAGAAAACACGTTTGTTCTATTTATACCAGTTCTAGAGTTGAATATTCCAGAATATATAATAGAGTTAAACCTGTGTTGTTGTTGTGTTTCTTCTTCTACTAAATAAGCTTTAACACCAAAATCTACAGAGGTATTATTATAACCACCTCGTATGCGAGCTTCTTCAATAAACCAATCTCTATTTGGCGTAGTCGTACTAGAAGCATATCCACCTGGTATTTTCTCAGGTGTAGTACGAGGATCAGTTGGTTGGTTTGCAACCATACTATCTATCTTCTTTATCCAAAAAGAGTTAAAATATTTTAAATTTAATACTGCTCCCATGTTTTATTATCACTTATTTTAAAGATATATTACATTAACTATAATCACTAAATAGATATACCTGTGGATCATTTGCTCCAGTTAAAAAGTTATCACTACTAGCCGGTGAATCACAAGATTTTCTCCAAGTATCACCAACTGTGTCACTGTAGTCTATATCTACATAAAATTTATTTGTTTTATACCCATTAGCATTTATAGAATTTGCTGATCCAGTAGTTGTTTGTGTTATACCGTCTATATAAGCAGTTCTTTTGTTTACAAGACCATCTTTTGTCGATGAACCTGGCACGTATTGATATGCTTTGGTTGCAGATGTATAAGCTGTCGTAAAATCTGTTAAAGCAGTATCGGTAAAAAATTGAGTTACTGTGTGACCATATGGAGTTCTTGCGTAAACAGTGTCTGTAAGAGAAGTGCTACAATCTGCGCCAATAGGACTAGCTGGAGAACTTACTTCGTATTGAAAATAATCCGCGTCTCTACCAGCAGAGCCAATAGCGTTGTCACCGTTTATAGGCGCGCACGATGGATAATTCGAGTCATTTGTATTTATCCAAGTGCTAGAAGCCCAGTTATTTGTATTATTTCCTACGTTTCGTATTTGGCATCGTATAAAATATTCACCTTTTTTACTCAATGATACTGGTATGTTTATAGCTGACCTATTGCCGACGCTTATTGAACCACCGGCGCTAAGCCCAGGTTGAGATCCGTTGAAAAATGTACTGCTATTTAAGTCTACATTGTTAGTATCAACAACGTTCGTAAGCGTCCAAGAACCTCCAGGAGTTGATGAATAGTAAACATACCAAGTAAAATAACAAATGTCACTAGAATCTGTATTACCTGTTTTTCTTACTTCAGTCATTAAGTCCATCAGTATAGTAGCTGTTGGTGCGTTGTTTGACTCTGCAAAACCTGCACTACCAACTCTTACTGGGTTTACAAATACTGGTGAGCTACCAGGTGGTATAAATCCGTATACTTGACCTGATGGAAGTGTTGGGTATGTTACACTGGCATTGCTACTTACAAACCAACCGTAATTTGCAACTACAGTAGTTCCGCTAAATTGTCTAGAGTCTCCATTGTGAGTGGTTAAACAGGTTGATACAAGACCTGAATCTATTGAGCCAGGTAAAATTCTAATTTTTTTATTGTAATCAGAGGTAGAGTTTAAAGTACTTGCACTTGTGCTGCCTTGATCAGTTATATTTTGATAACCAGTTCCTCCAACGTTGGTCATGGCGTCTTTAACTCTAAACGTTAAATCATAATAACCAACTATACTTCCACCTCTTGACCAAGGCGAACTATAACCGCTTTGGTTATACATCTGTAAAGCACTTACAGTATGATCTATTTTAAATACATCATAGTACTGACTAGGTCTAGAGGGTATTGTTTGCAAATAAACACCTACTTCTTGATTATATGACGAGTAACCAGATTTGTAATATGCTCCGTTTGATTGTCTATAAAACGTGGTTGAATTATCAGTTATATCACCTAAACCAATAGTACGAACCGTTGTAAACGGCCAGTCCTCTTTATTTAGTTGTGTTAAAGTTTGAGAGACAGGTGTATTTCTATCAGTTCCCCATAAAAATGGCACTTTATTTATTAAAGTTGTAGAGAAAGTAAAATTAGTAGACATTCTGCCGTCATCATCTAATACAGATAAAGAAACATTATAAGTTGTTGAATCAGGATTACTACCAGCGTAATTTAAAGTTGGTTGAGTAGTTGGTGTTGTTGGCGTTAGTTTTAATCTATAAGAACCATAATCTGTGCTTACCGGGTCAATGTCTTGTTCAATAGTAAACTGTCCTGTTACTGTGTTACCTAACTCTGTTGTTATAGTTAGAGTATACCAAGTTGAAATACCGGGATAAAAACTCGATAATTGCCCAGTATTTTCAAGTTCTAAACCTTCAGCATTTAGTGGCCAAAAAGCATCTGTTACATAGGGAGAATCACTTTCTCCAGTTGTAGTACCCGTGCCATCTGGATTTTGATTTTCAGAATATGTAAAGTCAGCATCTGTAATATCAACAGGTGTATCTACGCCAGTTAAAACATCTTCATTTAAATCAGATATTAAACCAACAGTTGTGGTTTCCCAAAATATATCTAAAAGAGAAGTTACAGGCTCAGTTTCATAAATAGCTAATTCAGCTACCATGTTTGTAGCTGTAACACCAATAGCTTGATCAAGCGTAGATATTCTAGCTATAATTGGGTTCGTGTCTAGTTGATAAAAGTTACTTGTAGAGGCTATTTCATCATAGCCCATGTTTAAATCAACAGCGTAACCTATCGTTGAAGCTGTGTTTGATTTTCTTTCTGGAAAATACTGTATATTTATAGTTGTTGCTGTGCCTGTGTCGTAATTATTTTGAACTCTACCAAACAATTGAACTGAACTACGATATTGTTTTTGGTCTGGACCTACCTCAGACAAATCTCTAGGTATTTTATTGATATTATCGTTAATTAAAACAGCGTGAGCGGTTAAGTTTGTTTCATTGGTTGGATATGGCGGTGAGCCAGTGTGGGTTGGATAACCATCTAACAAGCCAGGTAAATAACAGTTGTAATATTCTTGCTCTGTTTGTTTTACTACCACCTTATAAGAGTACCAGCCAGTTTGGTTTATTATATACGCAAACTTTATATCAGCTGATAAACTTGATACACTTTTATTATAAGAGTCATTTATAGTACCGTCACAACCAACGGTGTATGTCCCAGCGTTTTCACTAACGCTTGTTACTTTTACATAATCTCTGTATTCACCTCTTAAATAATCACCAACCCTTGGAACATTTATATTATTTGGTTTACTAGTATTTAAAGTAAAAACAAAAGAAGCGTTTGGATTACCTTGATAAGAAGTTAAATAACCAGTTGCAATAGCAAAACCATCACCAGTACCATAAGCTTTCTGCCTATTAGCGTATAAACCAGGTGTTCCAAGTGAAATACTTTTTGTACTTTCTATAGGTAGATTAACGAGCACTTGTATTTGATCCCCAAACCAATCTCTAACATTTGGCTGCGTGGCACCTGTTTTATATGGGTGAAAAATAGTTGAACCGCCTTTAATATTCAAACCAACACCTTGCCTCCAGTCAAAATCAACTGGCGAAAGTATTACAGGTGATTGTCTACCAAACTTATCAGCTAATATAAAACCTATTTGGTAGTTTCTGTTTTGTTTTACTGTGTGGTTTGGATATTGTACAAATGAATCATCTAAAACAGTATCTTTAGGAAAGACATCTACGTTATAATCTATATAATCAGGCGGAGTGTATTCGTCATAAAAATTACCATACATAACTCTGTTTCCAGAAGTTTCTTGAGCTTTAGCTCTAACAGGCACTTTGTCATATACTCTAACTGTTTCTGCCTGAGTAAGTGTTTTATATGGTTTTCTTGATTGATATTCGTATGTATAAACATTACCAACAGAACTACTTTGTATTTGCCCAACTGGTATTGTTTCTAAAACTTTTACAACTAAATCATTTGACTCTTTGTAAAGTATATCTATACCTTTTATCTTATATTGTTGTTGCAATAAAGAACTTTCAGCAGGAAGATCAATTAATAACTCAACATTGTTAATTTCATTTTCCATAAACTCTAACACAGTAGATCTATAAGATGCGTCTTCGTCACCTGAAAAGAAATAACCTTTTTGCTTTGGTATGTATGCTATTTGAGTAAACGGTGCCATAATAGAATATTCACCATCATCAAATTGAAATCTGTATGAAAATCTTACGTATTTATCTTCTAAATATTGAGGATCACCAGGCCAATCAGCGGTTTCTTCTTCGTTAGTCATTGTTGACTTTAAAAAAGTAATAGTATCTGTGGTTGTAGTTGATACAGAAACTGTAGCGCCGTCTTGTCTAGTTAAAACTATATTATAAACTGGGCCCGTCCCAGTATTTTTGCTAAGAACACTAACATAGTCGCTAGACTCTAAACCTGATATTGCAACACCGCTTGTATCACGCCCAATAACAATCATACCAGCCTCCACGCTATTGTACGTTTGTAGATCAACTTGTATATCAGTAGAACTTGTTAAAGCCGCAGCTGGAACTCCAACTACTTTTTTAACTAAACTTATAGGTGAATAAGGATTGTATTTTGCTACAGAAATATTATCTTCAGAAGTATAATAGTTATTTTCTTCTATAGCTGTTTGTATATTTATTTTTCTAGGTTGATTTCTATTATCTGTAAAAAATAATAAGTTTTCTATTAGATTAACACCTAGAACTTTATCAGTTGTAGAAAAATTTAAAAATTCTCCACTAACAACAGAGTTGTAATTTTGGGTATTTTGATCGTAAACACATATGTGGCAATTGTATAGTGGACTAGGCGTTGGAGTAGCCATGTTCGCGTCATATATGTATGTTGGCTCACCGTTAGTGTATGGATCTGTGTAGTTAGTTACAAAAGTTATAATTCTGTCATTTACAGCATCACTATAATAACCTATAATTTCAAAGTCATCTCCATAAGGAAGGTTTGGCGTAACGTTAGAGTTACCTATAATATTTTCTAAAGCACCTACGTCAGCATCCTCTGATTTACCTACAGATATATTCTGCGCATCACGATATTCACCATTTGGTAACAGTCTATCGTCCAAGTCTTTATTCATCTTGGACTTTAGAAAAGTATTTTTAATTTCAGCCATTTAATTCTAGTGTTTTATCCATTTAGATTTACCGCGCATAACTTGTACAAACTCGTTAAGCTTGATATTAGATAATCTTATTTTAGCGTTTCGTAATTTAGCGCTTTTTTCTTGACGTAATCTTTGTACTAAATATTCTGGTTGGTTCATTCTAGTACCTACAATAGCATGTAGGATATAAGCATACATAGCTTCTTCAGCCATTTTTGGTACTCTAGTGTCCAAGTCATATGCTAAACCATCAGAAATGTATTCTAAAATGATTAGGCGATCAACTAAATCATTTGAAAAAGAAAACTTATTTTCTCTTTCGTTTATTGTAAACCAACCATTGATTTGGCTGATTTCTGGTTGTATACCATAAAAGCCACTGTTCCAAGCAAAGCCTTGCCCAAACCCACCACCATATATGTTAGCCCAAACAGGTGATCCGTCTTGTAGTTCGTTATTTATATTCTTTAAACCATTTGTGTCCCAACGATTTTCTGTTATTGATGTACCTTCAATGTTGTTATCAAAGTTACTTTGCGTTGGTATACCGTCATTATCTTGTATTGGCGTTTCGTAAGGATTACTAGTAAGAGTGGTTGGGTATATAATATGTTTTGCTCCAGATTCATCTATCCAACTCATATTTACGTAGTTAACGTAATCTTGAGGCATTGGTACGCTTAAGTTGTGAGGTACTGTTAGTTCTTGCGATTTAATACTTTTAAGTGTATCATAACTAAACTCTTGCATTGCTCTTTTAGCAAAGAAAATTACATCTGTTCTTTTTACGTCAGAAATAATTTTACCAGTGCCAACATAAGCAACCATAAAGTTGTTTATAATATCATCTAGTTTTATATAAGAATATGAGCCCCAATTTTCTTCTACAGTGTTACCATAAGCGTCTCTATCGCCATAGTTACCACCTAAATTAGATTTCAACTGAATAACAACGGCTGTGTTTGCGACTAAAGCACCAGTAATTGTTATTGTATTGCCAACAACAGTGTATGCAGAAGTATATTCTGTATAAACTAAATCACCCGGCGCAGCTGTATAAAGCTTAAAATTGTTTAAAGCATAATCAGTCTGTAACGGATCGTAGTTTCCAAAAACTAAATCAGTATCAAAAGTTGTAGTAAAAGATTCACCCGCAACACCTGTGCTTGATAAAAAGCTCTGCGCTCCCGCGTAATATTGTCGATTATTTTCGGTTATTAAACCGCCATTAGGTGTAGGCATAGTTTATTAGCTTTTTTGATTTATTTGTTCTTTTTGAATTTCTGCTGCAGCTGCTTGTATTATAGTAGGATCTTTAACAACAACGCCAGCATACAACAACACTTTTAATATAACTTCTGGTTGCTCCGATGGGTGCAGTTCAAAATCAACAGAGTTATTAGAATCGTATTGATAATAGTTTTGACCAGGCGGTATTGTAAAATTCCATACAACGTTCGCTGGTTTTTTAACATACGATACACTAATATTAGAATTTATACTACTTGGGTATAAATAAAGTTTTTCGTCCTCGTATATATACAACGGGTATTTATCTGTGGGTTTTGTAAGAGGCGATTGGTTTATATATAAAAGATCGTTTCTTTGTATTCTTTGTACTTCTGTTTCGTCTTTATATATAACAGTACCTAATCTATAAAAATCTGTTCCTCCTGGAAGCGTGAAGTGATCTGTGCTAAAAGTAGCGTTACCAATTGTTTTGAATATCGCTATTTTTTCGTCAATATTTTTAATACGATCAGCATATTCGCTATCGTTATCTGGCACTCTTAACTGTTGATTTAAACTTTCAAAATAATTTTCAAAAGTTTCAAGTTGAACTTGAGTAGCTATCTTATTAAACTCATCAGGCGTCATATAGCCTCTTTGTTCTTTATTTAGTATTAATAAGACTGTTTTGTAAACTAAATCTACATTTATTGCCATTTGTTATTTCTTTTTATAATACATAGAGGACCGCGTGAAGCGATCCCCTTGTATTAATATTACATGTTAAGAGAGTTTTTTCTCTATAGATTTAAAAACTTCTAAACCTTCATCTGTTTTAAAGAAAGCAGCCATAGCTGAGTATGGGTGTTCATCAAATGGAACTGTCATTAGCTTCTTACCGTTTGATGCCCAAGTAAATGTTCTTTGGTCATCTGCTAGTTTAATAATATTAGCTTCAACGGCTTTAATAGCAAAGTTTCTTAATTGCACGTTTTCATCGTTAGCAAGCTCAATAAATAATTCAGCATTATCTTTCGCGAAAACCATTAAGTCTCTTTTTATTTCTCGACTAGTCATTTTAGAAACTTCAGATCCAATTTCAACTCTAAGTATAGCTTCTGCTTGGTCTATATCCATTTGAGCAGCAGCGTTTAAAGCTTCAACCTGTAGTTCTAAATCATCTAACTCATCTTCTGCTTCTTGTACCTTGTTAAACTCGTAATACTTTTTGTTTAAAGCAGGGTGATAAATAGATAAAAGTTTTTGTAAGTTTTGTTTTTGTTTAGGTACAAATAAAGTACCGTTTTCAAATATAATATGCCCAAGTGTTACTTCACCCTTTTGTTCTTCTACAAGTGGTGAATTTTGATTTGTAGCATATCTTAGTTCTTTTTGCTCACCTGATTCTTCATCAAACCAAAGCAGTGGAAATCTTGCTGAATGTCTTGATGGTAGTGTAGCTGTTAAAGGCGTGAAAGCACCTTTTAAAATATAAGTTCTATCTTTAATTTGCCAAGATTCTTTCTTGGCTTGTATTTGTTTTGCCATGATATAATATAATAAAAATGTTAATAAGAGTAATAAATACCCTCGCCAATAAAGACGAGGGTAAATACTACATAAGGTATTCTTAGTCAGTGAAGATCACGAAGTTGTTAGCTCCTTGAACACACAAACATCTTTCAGATAGGAAGTGTACTTCCATTGCATCAAGATCAGAAGTGTAAGCTCCTCCAACAGAACCAGTCAACCAAGACTTCATACGACGATCGTCAGTTTGAGACGCTCGGTAACGTACGTGCAAGAATGGACGACGGATATTAGTTCCTAGGATTTGATCGTAAACTGTAGAAGTACCAGCAGGAACTAGTACACCTTCGATACCAGAATCAGCAACAGCTCCACGAGTTGAAGCATCGTTCAAGTATTTCCAGTCAGTTTTATAGAAATCGTAAGAACCTCTGCGGAATCCAGAGAAACCAAGGTTAAGTGCCATATCTTCTGAATTTTCAAACAATCCATAAGCAACACCACCATCAGGTCCGCTTGATACACCACCTAGCATGTTATCGATAGTCAAAGAAAGTTGACGGTTTACGAAAAGCATGTTTTCTTCGATAGCACCCTGAGTGTCAAGGTTTTTAAGAATAGCATCAAAGTCAGTCAAGTCTCCAGCAGCAGGTGCAAACGCAGAGAAAGTATTTCCTCGTGATTTGATAGCAGCGAAAAGTCCTTCAGTTCCTTTGTACTTAACGTCTCCAACGATGTTAGCAACACCAGAACCAGCAGCAGCTTTAGTTCCTTCAACCACGCTCATTTCAAGATAATCTTCGAAACGTAGACGAGTTTCAGACTCAGCTTTCAAATACCAAAGGTAACCTCCAGTTCCGTCTTCAGTAGCAACTTCTACCCAACCGATTTGAGAAGCATCAGATCCAGAAATAGCATATTTAGATTTGATGATAATTGGTTGATTAGAGAATTGAGTAAAAGAAGGAGTGATTGATTTAATATCAGCGTCTCCAGTTCCTTTTTTGTATTCAGAACCGTATACGAAGATTTTAACAGTGTCACCTACAGTAAATGTAGCGGCAAGGTTAGCTCCAGTATAAGTAGCAACAGTAAGAGTTGCAAGTGTTCCAGCACCGTTATCAACGCTCAACTCAACCAAAGCAGTTACTTCAGCTCCTGTAGCAGGATCCAAAACAACGATAGTTTGGTTAGGAGAAATTACGTTGCTAACATTAGTAGTACCTCCGATAGCAAAAGTCAAAGTAGTGTTGGTGGCAACAGTTACATCGTTGTAAGCAACGTGTAGACGGTTTTGCTCAGACCATACTACTTGATCAGAAGTCATAGGCATTTCAGCTCCTACCATACGCAAAAATCCAGAAAGTGTACGGTTTCCGTAACGCTCTACTTCTTGCTCGTAGATTTCAGGTAGATACTGTTGTGCAAAGTCATTATTTCCATCTGTAAAACTCAAATAGTTATCAGATAGCAATTGTTGTTTTTGGCTAGGTACAATTGAGCCAAAAGTTGGTGTTAAAGCCATTTTTAATAATTTTAATTGTTAAATCCTAATTTTTTAATTTTCAATTTTGAAGAACTAAGAGCATTATCATTTAACACTTTTACTTTTAAACCATTTTTAAATTCAGATTGAGCTGCTTGTCTCGGAGCTGTGCTCGGGTTTTTAGAACCGTCTACAACTTGTTTGATAGCATCTGCTCTACCTTGCTCATAAAAATGATGTGCAATAGCATCAGCGTTAGAAGCGGCGTATACAGCTTTGTGATAACCAACCGGATCTTTTACACTACCGTCTTCTGCAAGGAACTTCCCTAGAAGATTGTTAATGCTTGATTGGTTTTCTGCAACCTTTGCAGGATCTTTAACGCCGTATCTAAACTTCTTTTCACCTAAATTGAAATCAAAACCTTTGAAATCTTCAGTAAATAATTGTTTTGTTTGGGTTTTAAACTGCTCATGTTGCTTAGCTGCTACATCTTGCTCTTGGTTATATCGATTGAAAAAGTCCATAGCTTTTTGTTGCTCTTGAGTTACGCCTGGTCTCAACTTGATCTCATCGTAGTATTTACTCTTTGTTTGCTCTAAAAAGTTTCTGGCTTTTGCAATTTCTTCTTTATACGCAAGTTTTTTCTTGCGAATGTCTTTTTGCTCGTCTAACTCTTCATCGTATGAAAAGTCTTCAAGTAAAAGACTTATATCATCGCCTTCTAAATAAGGCTTTGTTTGTTTATAATATTCTCTCAATAGAGTATTATTGTCTATGCTAGAATAATCAGCGTTTAATCTTACGTAATCTTCTAACGTTCCACCCGTTTCGTTCATAAACGTAACAAGTTTTTCAATATTTTCAGGAAGAGGTACTCCAGCTACTTCGTTGTCTCTAATAGCTTCTTTTACCTCTTGTTCAACCTGCTTAACTTCTTGTTGTACTTCTTCTTCAGTTATTTCTTGAATTACTGACGCTTCATCTTGAACGGCGCTTTCCCCTTGTGGTACTTCTTCAACCACTTCCTGTACAACTGCGGCTTGTTGATCTGAAGCCACGTCTGTTGCTTCTTGCTTTGTATCGGCATCTTCCTGTGTTTTTTCTTCAGACGGGATTACCACTTTGGTAACTTCATCTACTGTTTCACCTTGTTTAGGCTCAGATAAAGTAACTTTAATAACTTCATCTTTAGATTTACCTAAATTTTTAGGCTTAGAAGGAGTTTTTATTTTAAACTCTCCTTCTTGTTTTACTTCTTCTGACATAATATAATAATATAAAATTAATAAAAACTATTTTTAACGAGGTTCAAACTGTTCTAGTCCAAATCCTCCAAGCGTATCAAAACCAGCTGATTCAAAGTTTTTAGGTAATTCATCATTTTGTCTTTGAGCTATCAGCTCTGACTGTTGTGTTGCTTGTATTCTTGTTCGCTCGTCTTTGCGATCTTCTATTTCTTTTTCTTTATCTCTTTCCGCTTGAGCTCTTATCTGCGCTAATTGCATTTGATAGTTAAACTCTTCGGCCATTAGCTGCTTTTTAATTTCAGCTTCAGTTTGTAGTCTTTGTATTTCAAACTGAGACTTAGCCTGCTCTAGGTTAACTTTTTCTTGAGTAAGAGCTTGTTGTTTTTGTACTTCAGCCATAGCAGCGGCTTCTGAAGCTTGAGCATTTGCTTGTGCTTGAGCTTGAATATTAGCTTGAGCAGCGGCTTGATCTTTTTCTTGTCTTTGCTTCTTTTTAAGCTTCAACAATTGATTAGCCATTTTTAAGTTTCTAACTTGACGAATATCAATAGCATCGTCAAGATCTATACCTCCAGACTGTAAAGCAACTTGTATGTTTTGCTCCAACTGCGCTTTATCCTCTTCATCTGGCTCTAATTCTAAATAAATTCCAAAATCATGAAGATTTAAAGAATCTATTTCTTTCAACGTTTCAAAATTATAAACAGATATACTTTCTTTAAGTGAGTTAGCTGTAAGCGGAAAGTCTAATGAGTCTGATATTTTAAGCGATATATTTTCACACACTCTAAGCGTTAGATACAACTGAGCCTGCATAAGGTGCCTAGTTGCTGTGTTTGACGCGTTAGCAGCTAGTTTCTGTAATCCTAGCAACGTGTCTTTATCTGGCATAGAACCATCTCTAGCCTCATTAAGACCCGTCACGTCACGAATCATTTTTAAATAATATTCATACGTGCCTATTAAACTTTGTATTTTAGCTTGACCAGAAGACGATGCTAGTTCTTGAATTGGAACTTTACCAGCGTTCATAGCACCGTCTTGAGTAAGTGATCTACCCACAATACTACCAGTTTGGAAATACATATTAAGCGCCTCAGCTGGGTTGTAATTAGTACCATTACCTAAATCAACTTCAGCTAAACCGTCCATATCTAAAAATACACCATCAGGCACTATTCTAGACATTACTTGTTGTAGTTTCAAATGTGTTAACTGAATCATATCAGCAAAACCAGTGATACGACCAACTAACGACTCTATTCTACCTTTGTACATACGAGGAGCGCAAATAGCGTAGTTCATTTCTACTCTAGTTGTATCAGCGTATGGCCTAGACATATTTTCTGCTAATTTCCACTCTAGCATATAATTATTACCTAAAACCTTAGCTCCTCTGTATAAAACCTCTATACTTCTACCAACTCTTTCAAAATTATCATTTTCAGGTGGATTAAAAGTATCTGGTTTTTCTATAGCTTTTAAAAGCCCTTGTTCTGTTTGTTTTATTTTAAACACTTGGTTCATATAAGTTTTGTATTCAAAATACATCACTTGAACAGTATTTTCGTCGTAATTACCCCACCCAGTTATATACTGAGAATTACCAGGCATATTTTGTATTTTTTCTAACTCTTCCTCCGGTATATCTGGAAACTGTTTTTTAAGCTCTGGTATTGTTATAGATTTAACTTCACCAACATAGTATATATCGTCAAAGTTTGGATCTTCGGTATATGAATAAACCATATAAGCTGGATCCACATATTCTATATTTATACCATTAGCTACGTTAAACGTTGTTTTAACCGCCGCGATACCAAGAACAGCTAAATCATAATTTAATCTACGTCTAGTTAGATTATATTTGTTTCTAGCTAAAGTATTGTTTATAACTTCTTCTTCAGCTACTTCTATACCTTGTTTGTATGAAAGCTGCATATGAAGCTCTAGTTCTTCTAACGTAGACGGTAATTCGCTAGGTGGTATATTTGATCTTGAAAAATCTTGACCAGTTACAGCTTTGGCTTCTTCTATTAAATCTTGTGAAACCATATCAGCTGCTATAGAGTTCGCGTGATCTGTTCTTTTCTTTTGAGATTCAGGATCTTGCGCATAAGCTATAATATCGTACTCCTTATTAGACATACCATTAACAACTATATCTACAAACTTTGGTATAATTGGTACTGGTTTCCAGTCTAAGTTTAAATAAGACAAATCACCGTTAATTGATAATTCATCTTTATATTTTGCAATAGACTGCTCGCCTCTAGCGTACAATCTTAGTTGATGAAAATTACTATAACTTTGGGCATACCTGTTTCCTGAACGACCTTCTTGAAACCACTCGCCTTCAATAGCTCTTGCTACCTGTAAGCCGTAATCTAAGCTTGCTTTTTCTTCGTCGCTAACAACTTGGCTAGGAAAAGAGCTATTACTATTAGTGTATACTTTCATTTATTTTATAATTTTTGACGATATTCCACTGTTATCGTATCTTTTTATACCTAAATCTACTGGTTTGTATTCTTTTTTAGCTACTGGTGTATATCTATTTTTATTACAAGCCATAATAGCTAAACCCGAACTAATAGATGCGTCGTGGCTTGTTCTATTATTTATATTAAATTTTGCCCAATCTTCTAGCGTTCTTTGAAAATACATATTACCATAACCATTAGCTGTAAGTCCAACAAATTCTTCTATATATGTTTCAATAGCAGCTGCGTGAGCTTGCTTCATATCTTCACTAGAGTTTGGTATTCCACCTATTTCTCTTTCTGTTACAGATAACTTGTTTATAACTTTGTCAGGTCTATTCATTGAAAAACCTCTATAACCTCTTCTTTTGAAATGATATAATAATCGAGGTTTGTTGTTTTCTGCAAGTAGTGGCATACCGTAAAAAACGCAAGCCATTAAAACATCTTCAAAAAATATTTCAGCTGTTTGGGGTCTTGCAATATATTCTAAAAAAAATAAATTAGGTGGTACGTTTTCCATGCTAAATTTTGTAAGCCCGTGTAAAGATCCGTTAGAACCTCTTTTGTCTACTGTACCAGATATATCGTAACTATCACAACCAAAAGCACCGCAATGCTCATTACCTGGATATTTAACACCGTTTCTAATTATTATTCTATTTTGTAGCTCAGCTGGTGGCACCCAAGATATTTTAAATCTACCATCTTTGTTTGGGTAAAAAACAACTCTACTATCTTTAGCACCGTTTTCCCATTGAAAACTTCCAACTGTAACTACAGATGTATTTTTTAAATCAGAGTTGTAATCTATTTGCTCGTATATTTTTGTTAGATTAAACAAAGACTCTTTTGCTTCATCTCTGAAAGCGTGTTCCTCTGTTCTTGGAAACTGACGGTAATACTCGTTTAAACCGTCTTGATCATCTTTTAAACCATCAACTTCATTTTGCCAGTGGTTTATAACACCTTCTGTTATTTCGTCACCGTATGGTCCATATGTTGGTTTTGATGGAGTCTCGAATACAGGTAACCCATAAGAATCGATGAATCCCTCGTAGTTCCATTCCATAGGTATGAACAAACTATATAATCCCGAGCTAGTCTGTCCATTCCTGTTTCTTTTTGTAACATCTGAAGCATAGTAAAGTTTTTTAAAGTTATCACCTCCTTTATCTAACGCATTGGATGTGGATCCCATCATACATTTACCAATAATTCTAGAACCTAATCGTAAACAAGTTTTTGTTACTCTCCAGTTATTTAGAATATTATTTGGTTTTTCCCACTTACCACTTTCATCGTGTATAAGTAGTTTTAATTTTTCACCATCATAAGAGTTGTCACCAGTATTTTTCCAATCAATAGTTGTATCAAGACCTTGTAATTCTTCTGGCCTATCTGTTGATGTTATATTCCGCCTTGTTAGTTTAGACGCTGGCACTCTATATGCTAGCTCTGTTTTTGGACGGTCCATACCGTCTTGTATTGGCTTAAAAAAAAACGGGTAGTTAACTGATATTGGTACTACCTTGTCAGTAAACATTTTCTTTGCATCAGGACCAGACTTTGATAGTATACCAAATCTAGAATCACTTGATATTGTAGCTTCATTTACTATTTCACCCGAAGCCATGAAAGAAAAACCTGATCGACGGTTTTTAAGGTAGCACATACCAAAACATCTTTTATCAGCTTTGCAAGCTTCCCAGAAAATAAAAAATATTCTATTTGATTCTCTAAATTCTGGGTGGCCAACATCAATTTTGCTCCATTGCAAATACACATAATGTGTGCCAGTAATATAAGTAGGTTTATCTTTGTTTATATACCAAAAACCTTTTTCACGTCTTTTAAACTCTTCGTCAATATAGTCGTACCATCTTTCTTTGAACGCCTCGTCATAAGTTTTCCAATCAAATATAGTTTTTATTCTTTGTAATTCTTTTGGATATTCAAACGCCGACCATTTATTATCTTTAAACTTATAAGCGTTTTCTTCTTTTGGTAGAGCTATTTTAAGATTTTGTATTTCGTATATATCACCTATTTTTCCAGTTTTACTAATTACAACCATATCGTATTCTTCGTTGTAACCGTACTCCCATTTATTATACCTATTTTTTTTACTTATTACATTAGGTTTAATATAATCAGGTAATATTTTTACTAATGACTGCTCGTACATTACTTAGATCTTCCTTCAGCGAAACCCTTGAAAGTATTTTCTTTTATCTCTATAGGTTTCTCATTAAGTATGTTTTCTTCGTCTTCAATACGTTTTAATATTTCAAAAGCATCGAAGATAGCTAGCTTTTTAGTAGCGGCAGCATTTTTAAGACGATCAGCAGAAATGTCATCATCAGAATCAACAATAGCTTCTTTAGCAACTTTAATTAATTCTTCAACTGCTTTTTGCCCAGCTTGGATTATACTCTTTTTCGTCTCCTTTACGTTCATACTTAATTACAATATCATTTGATTTCATACAATATAATCGCTCATCATCTATTATAAATTCAAACTCACCAAAAGGAGTATAACCTACAAGATCTCCAGGAACGATTTTAAGCGCTTCTAAGGAACTATTACCATATTTTAGTATTCCTATAAGTTTGCGCTCTTTATCTAATGTTAGATCATTTGTATCTAACAGCGGTTTTATAAAGCATCTATTTTGAAAAGCTTTCCAACCACCAGTATTTTTATATAAATATATTTGATCTGCACTACAAAAATATAAATCATCAACAAACTTTGATCTACTATCCTTGCGTTTACCTTTCATATCAAAGAAACTTCTAAACACATTGTGGTGAATAACAACTGTATCACCCTTTTTTATCGATGTGTTATAAGCTGATGGCGTTGATATAACTTCAGCCATGTTGTTTACAGCTCTAAAGTTCTCAGTGCTACCGTTAGTTACAAGGCTTTTGTCACCTATTTTAATTTCATTATCGTATCTTTTACCAATTGGTTTTACGATAAAGTCAAATAAACTATTCATTAGTATGTTAAATCATACTCAACGGATATAGCCATGTTAGAATTAAATTTCTTCCATGGCAATACCTCGTTGTTTTTCTTGATATGAATGCTGTAAGAATCTTCTTGTTCGTTGTGGAGTATGTGAGATATTTCGTGTCCACCATAAACTTGCTGACCTACAGCGTAATGCATTGCATCATTTTTGTAATCAGAACCTATACTTATTTTTCTAATTACAGAGCTCATTAATCTTCAGATTTTACAACAGCTAATTCACCGTCATCTTCTTTTTTGATTTCAGTATAACTACCGTCTTCTAAATTAATGTTAATAGCTCCGTACTTCTCTTCAAGATCTTTTTTAGTTTGTTCAATTTCTTGAGACAAAGCAGCTTGTGCGTGCATGGCTTCATGCTTGCGAACTTCAATTACACCAATATCAGTCAAAATAGACTGTAGCTTTTTTTGTTGATCTTGGATTTTTTCTAATTGCTCTTTAGTAATTTTACTCATTTGATTTAATTTAATTGTGTTGTTATTAATTACTTATCTTTATTATCACTTGCTTTTTTATTCTTTTCCCACGTTCGTCCTACGAAATACGCACCATAAACAGTTATTAATAATGATTGAAAAATAGGTATATAGGCTTCATCAACTTGAAAACCGCCAATATTGCCATCAAAAAACGCTAACGCGGTAAATATAATGGTAAGGTATATTAATACCAGTGGGCGAATGTTTTTTGAAAGAAAACTATCACTTTGCATATCAAGCTTCCAGCGCTCAGTAATTTGAGTCTGCGCGTCTTGATCTGCTTTTTCTAAAAGCTCTTGTATCTTTTGCTTAGCAGCTAATCTTTCCTCGTCTGTAGTTGTAAGCTTGTCAATTACATTACCTACGTCTTTAATTAACCCGCCTGTTAAAAGACTTAAAAGTTTTTTCATTAAATTTTTTATTTGCTATTTTAATTAAATAAAGGTTTATAAGGGCCTAATCCTTCTTTTACTTCACCTTTTGATCGCTCAGCTAAACCGCTGTAAAGATCTTGTACTGCTTTAACCTTTGCCTCGGTGTCTTCACCATATACTTTATCAAAAGTAGCAAATGATTTTTTTACGTCTACCGGCCTTCCTGTTACGCCGCTAATACTAGCAGGTCCTCTGCTGCTCATTATAAATTTATCTTTGAGCATTTTATATTGAGCTTCGTTGATTGATTTTGGTGGTTCTTCTAATCTAAAAGGCGTTGTAGCGTCTTTGTCATAACCAGCTTTTTGCAACGGCCCAGATTTTTGTTTATATCCCATTTTTATTTTGTTTTATTATAGGCTTCTTTTTCCCATGGCAGGTTTTTAGCGCCTTCGTTCATTGTTTTTCTTGAATATGTTTTACCTTTCCAGTAAACATTTTTATTGTCATAATTTAAATCACCACGTTTTATTTGGTCAATATGGACCATTTCGTGCTTGATAACTTCTTTTGCTTTAGCTGGACTTAAATACTTAGATATAAGTATACTGCCGTTATTATTAGCCATACCTAAAACACCGTCTTCTAAATCCGTCTGATATATAGGAGTATTATCGCAATTAAAAGGTGGTTTTAGTTTAAACGCCATATTAATACTTACTGCAGCCTTTTTTCTTAATAGGTGATGCAAATCTAGACTGACAATGTTTAGACATAAATGATCCAGAAGACTTATCTACAACAGGGTTGTATTTTAATAAATCTTTTTTCATCATTTTAGCTGATTCCATTCTAACTGGAGAATCTTCATCGTGTCTTGCATTTTCTAAATAGTGCAACCTAGCTTTGGGTGTTAATTCTTTATTATAAGCCTCTTTGTAGTCGTATGCTTTACCTGTTTTCATAATTACCATTTTACTTTATCAGCCCACCAAGCGGCGGACATTTTTCCTTTTTTAATATTCTTAGCGTGTCTAGCTTTAAAACTTGCACGTCTTGCTTTTTGTTTAGCCGACTCTCCTTTTTTAGGTTTACCAGCTGTTGTTACACCTTGCTGGCCAAATCTAATTATTTTTTCTTTACCACCTTCACAAGCTTTAACGACGTGTGATTTAGTTGGGTGGCTAGGAGTTCTTTTAGGCTTATTACAAGCCATTTTAGATTTGTCAACTCTGCTCATCTTTTTCGTTTTTGTTTAGGTAATACCACTTCTGAAGTGTATAACCAATAGACACCGCTAATAGCGTTAACTTTAACATCACATCGATGTCAGATAACGATACGGCAAATGCTGTTGTATTAAACGCGTACAATTTCAAATCGCTTATAGAAATCATTATTTTTTAGCTTTCTGAGTGATCGGACCCTCAGAATAAGGAACACCATCTAATTTTAATCTCATACCTTTTGCTCCGCTGCTAGATCCGGCCCCGTGAGGTCTACCCACTTGACTTAATGGTCCGTCCCATATTGTGTTTTCACCGACTACCCCGCCAGCGTTAACATCTGCTTTTGTTTTCTTTGCCATGGTTTATATATTTATTTTTTATATCCTTCGATTCTAGCCTTTATAACGTCGGCTCTTGTAATTTTACCATCACCTGTTTGATCCTTAAAGTACATAGGAGCTTGCATATAACCGTTTTGTGTCTGTAAAGATCTTTGTCTTTGATCAACAGTACCAAACACTTGATTGCCTCTAGCAGTTACAGCGTCGTTAAATAAAGGTTTAGCCGCGCCAGTCATAGCCCCAGGAACTGGAGTTTCATAAGTTAACTGCTGATCAGGTATTTGCTGTCCGGTGATTGGATCAACATACATAGTAGGCGCGTTACCTGTAGTAGCTTTTAAATCTTGTTTGTAAGTAGGCATAATTATCTTTCTTTATCTTTGTTTACATTGTAAATAGCAGCTGTTAAAACTTTGCTAGTGTAATTACTGCCACTTATTATTTTATTTCGTCTTGAGCTAGTTGGAATATCTTCTTCACCTAGCATTATTCTGTACATGCGGTTTATAAGTTGTTTACACTTGAAGGAAACTTGGTATAAGTGGTACTTCTGTGTTGTTCTATTTCTTTTTCTCCAAACAACTATCCAGCCTTCTTTTAAAAGTCTATTCCAACGCCTATTGTCCCAGCTGTAAGAATAAGAACCAGTTTTAAAATCCTGCTTGCTAAAAAACCCCATGCAGTCAAGATATATTAAAAGCTCTAAATCAGCATCGTTTAAATTGTTGTTTTTGCAAGCCCATTTGCGTATTATACGGTAATGTTTTAGCAAGTTCATTTCTTTAATATCCCTTGCATCTAGCCTTTTCATAAAACAACAACTATATCTTCTAGCTTGATAACATGATAACTATCTTTATCTATTTCTATTTTGTGACCGGCGTGTTTATCGAAAAATATCTTATCATTTTCTTTTACGCCAACTACATCACTTCCAATAGACACTACGCTAGCTTCTATATATCTAATATCGTCTCTATGAGTTTCAGCTAAAAGAAGACCACCTTTTGTTTTAGTAGTACCTTCTTTTAACTTTTTTATAATTAAGTTTCTACCTATTGCTTTCATCTCCAACTCTTAAATTATTGATTACACAATCTGTAGACAATATTGTAGTTGCTACTGAAGCTGCATTTCTAAGTGCGCTTTTAGTAACTAGAAGAGGATCTATAATTCCGGACTTAATCATATTTACCATATTTCCTGTAACCACGTTTAATCCTCTTCCTTTTGTTGTTGGCACTTCGTAATTTTCAATACCAGCATTGTCTAGTATAGTTTTAAACGGAGCTTCAATAGCATCTAACAAAATTTGTTCGCCAACATTTTTGGCTTTTATATTTTTAGAAGCATTCAAAAGAGCGATGCCACCACCAGGTACAATACCTTCTTTTATAGCAGCTTTCGTAGCACAGATAGCGTCCTCAACTCTGTCTGTTTTTTCTTTAAGCTCAATTTCTGAGTTTGCTCCAACTTTAACAACTGCAACCTTAGCAGATAAACGAGCAAGTCGTTTTTCAAGTCGTATAACTTCCGCAGGAGCTTTTTCAGTTTTAAGCTGTTCTTTAATACGATCAATGACTTCATTTACTTCGTCTGATAATTCTTTAACTTGTATAATTGTTTCTTGATCGCTTGTAACGCTTTTAACACATTCACCAAGTTTGTCTGGTGATATTAAATCAAGATCGTCTCCTAGATCTTCATTTATAACCGTAGCACCTGTAAGCATAGCTAGATCATTTAATGTATCTTTTTTGCTAATACCATATGTAGGCGCATTGATAACGTTAACTTTTATATTGCCTTTGACTTTATTCATAGCTAGAGCAGCAATAACAGGTTGCTCCATATCAGCTATAATAAGTAAAGCTTTTTTATTTTTAATTACGTACTCCAGCACAGACTGTATTTGTCTAATATTTTCAACAGGTGAATCGATAAGTAAAACTAAAGCGTTTTCAAGTTCAGCTGTTTTATTGGCTTTGTTTGTTACAAAGTTAGAGTTTGTAAGTCCTTTGTCATATTCTATACCTTCTACAATATCAACTAGCGTTTCAGATCCAGTTGTTGGTTCCATCATAACTACACCAGTTTCACCAACAGCTCTAAAAGCGTCCCCGATTATTTTACCTAAGTAAGCATCGTTATTTGTAGAAATAGTAGCTACAGAGTCAATCATATCACCTGTAACTTTGATAGAGTTTTTATTTAGGTATTTAATTACTTTTTCAACCGCATCGTTAATACCATCTTTTAAATCTCTACTATTATATTTTTCTTTAAGCTTGTAAGCTTCTTTTAAAATTGAGTGCGCTAGCACCGTAGCCGTTGTTGTTCCATCGCCGGCTTCTTTGACGGTTTTCCTAGCAGCTTCTTTCAAAAGCGTAGCACCCATATTTTCAACAGGATCTAACAAGATTATAGAGTCAGCAACTGTAACTCCATCTTTTGTAATAATCGGTCGTCCTGTATTATCTTCAAGAATCACACATTTACCGCTAGCCCCGAGTGTGGAGCTAACGGCTTTTGTGAGTTTTTCTATTCCTTTAAATACCGTATTTTTAGCGTCTTCACCAAAATTCAGGTTTTTGACAATTTTGTCTGACATAATTTAATTTGATTTGATTTAATTGAAATAATATTATTTAAAGGTTTTTACAACTACGGGTCCTTTGGCAAATTCCAACCTTTTTTTGTAATGGTCAATCGAAGCATCTATTGCAGCTTCTGCGCCCTTGATAGTTTCTCTGCGAGTAACATCAACCCAGTTGTTTTCTTTTTGTGGGTTTAGATATTCAGTTTGAAAATATCCGTTTGGTAGTTGTACAATTCTCCAGTTTTTCTTTTCCACTAAATGTGAATAATACTGGACTTCTTCATCGGTTATACGAGGCGCACCTGTGCCCCACGTATAGGTTTTGTAATAAAGTGTCATAGGTTTTGGTTTTTATGTTAATTATAGGTTTGCTCTTTCCCGAGCAGGGTATGTTTGTATTATCACTCGTTTTTTTGGTTTTTTACCTTTTTAACCACCAATTGTCATAGTTACAGACGTTGGGTTTATTTTTTGTTCTATTTGATTAGCTATTGATTCTTCTATTGCAGTAACCTGCTCAGCGCCCATAGCTTCTTTAGTCCAACCAACTACTATTTCATTTGTTAGATCTTCAAAAGGAATAAATTGACTTTCAGGGTCTAATGGTACTACTTGTGTTCCAATATTCGTCGCTTGATATGGATTTCCTTCAGAATCTAATTGATCTGATACTCCTGTTACTTTCCAATGCACATTATAAACTACATCTGTGTAATCTGCCTCTGTTGGGTGTACGTCTACTGTTTTACAATTCCATTCGTAAGTTGTTGCCATTTTTTATTTATTTTTTTACCAAGGTGTTTCTACCTCTCTTTGTAATTCTAAATTATCAACAGGTTTTTTAACTCTAACATCTGCTGTAAATTTAAACTTGTCCATATTTAATTTACTCTCTAACCATCCGATAACTTGATCTTCTGTTAAATCTTCAAATTCTATAAAGTTTTCACCATCAGGAACATCTATATCCATTTTACCCTTTATACTACCAGTATAGTTGTTTCCTTCTTCGTCAACTTCTTCAGATGTAGCTATATACTCATAATGAACTTTATAAACAACATTGTTTAAATCATTTAAAGATGTTAGAACATCTAGACTATTTATAACCCAATTATATGTATTAGCCATTTTAATTATTTTCTAATATTTGTATTCTTGATTCTAATTGTTCTATTTTAGAGCTTAGCTCTTGTATTGCTTTTATGTAATAAGCGTGTAGCGGTTCGTATGTTATACCGTCTATTTGCGGCGTGTCAAAACCTTCAACATCTGCCTTGTAAGTAATCTCAGGCATTACCTCTGCTACTTCTTCAGCAATCATACCTGTGTTATACTCTCCAGTGTCTTTCGATTTAAAATTAACAGGTCTTAGTTCTTTTATTTTATCAACTGCGTTTTCTAAATCCGTAACATCTTTTTTGTATCTAATAGAAGAAGTGTATCTATATATTTGACCCGTTGTTGGGTTATGCATTAGGGTAGCGTTAGAAGAACTGCTGCTTGCCATACCTAAAGAAAACAACGCACCGTTTGTAGCTATAGAAAATTCTTCATTACCAGTAGTGTCTCTAAATATAGCTATATCTGTGCTATTGCCGCCTCCTTGAACTTCTAAGCCTACATTTAAACTAGAAACTATTTTTGCGCCTTGTCCAATGCCCACCACGTGCAAACGAGCGGCTGGGTTTGTTTCATTAATACCAACGTTGCCGGTTGAACTATCAATAGTCATACGGGTATTATTGTATGGGGCTTGTAGTGTTAAGTCTTCGTTGTAACTAGCAAAAATACCGGTGTCTGCAACAATTCTTTTATCGAAATAATAACCATTAGATCTATCTGTATAGAAATGAGCCCAGCTAGTGTTATTAGGGCCTATACTTACATAGCCGCTTGGAGTTTGCACTTTCCATTGCCCAGTAGCACCAGAGCCTGGCTCAAGGTAAAAAGCCGAGTTATCTATATCAGAATATCTTGGAGCTGATATTCCTGAAGAATTAATAAGAGCCTTGTTATTTGCATTATGAGCTCCGCCGATTCCAAAATAAATATTTCCAGATGCATTGGCATTCGTAACATAAAAACTAGTTCTACTACCCATTATGCCGTACCCGCTAAGCCTTATTTCATCATTTGCTGCAGAAGGATTTCCAGTATCAAGACCTTGAATAGAAACAGCGTTATTAAAAGTGCCAAGCCCACCTACGTCTAAAGTGTAACCAGAATCTACAGTTGATTTCCCAACAGCTAATTTTTCAGTGAAATATGATGATCCACTGCTTGCACCATTTAGATAAACTCTAGTAGCAGCGTCGTTTCCTTTAACGTGTACCACACCATTATTTGTACCATCTGTGCGTACAGCAAACTGTTCGTTTGTTCCGGCGCTAACTGATATAGCCGTGGCGCTGCTACCTATATTGTCTATATCCAAAAACGCGCTAGGAGATGGATTTCCAATACCTAATTTACCAGCGAAGTTTGAATTACCTGTTGATATTGTTGTTGTAGCTGCTGTACCACCAGTTCCATTTGACTTATAAAGGTAAAATTCTGAATCTGATGTATTGTAACTGGATTTAAGTCTAGCGTACCTAAAGCTATTCCAAGCTGTTTCGTAATTAACATAGTGAATAAAGTTTCCCCCTTTAAGAGTTAACTCTGAATTACCACCACCGCTAGGTATAAGTGTAGTTTTGGTGTTACTTCCATTAGCTATAGCAATACCAGAACCTTCAACGTGAAGTTTAGCATCAGGATTAGTCGTTCCGATTCCAACGTCGCCGCTTTGGTCAATCATAAACCTGGTTGAGCCAGCCGCGCTATTAAAATGATAGTTAATTTCAAAATCACCAGCAGCACCCGAAGTTCTATGTGCTCCAATAGAATATCCATAATTTACAGCGGTTGATGTTGCAAATGTCATACCTAAAAATCCTCCGTCTGTAGCGGTTGTTGAGGTAACAGCTATAGCAGGATTTGTAAATGCGTTACCTGTAGTTTGAGCATGAGCTACGTCTAGTTTACCATCAGGACTAGTTGTATTAATTCCAATATCACCTGAATCGTCATAAATAGCACTAGTTGTTATGGTATCTGGATCTGTAAATTTTGGAATATAATTAGCAAAACCACTACCATTTATATACGTAAGATTAGAATCAAGCCACAAGTCACCACCCGCATAAAATCTAATTCGGTCGGCATCAAACTGCATATACGTATCAGTATCACCAAGATGCCTTAGTCTATATGGTATATCAGCATAATCATGAGCTAATTTTAATCCAACTGGTAAATCTACAGCCGTACCAGATGTGACAGGACTAGTAGAAAGCTCAAACTGCATTTCAGCTTCAGTAGTGGTGTTATCTGTATTCACAACTATACGCGCTGATTGCCCGTTTTGTTCAGGTGTACCGTTTACGTGATTAAAAGTAACGTTGGCATTTCCGTAACCATCATTATCAGTTAAACCAACACCACCACTTCCAGATCCTGCGATAACAAAATCATTAAAACGACCTGTGCCATCTACATGCAGTTTAGAAGATGGGTTACTACCAGTTCCAATACCAACAGAGCCTGTAGAGGTTAGCCATATATGATTTGCGGTTGTGCTGTTTTGTCGTATTGCAAGAGCATTACCAGAAGAACTAAATTGACTATATGAGCCGTCGTCAGTATCTCTAAGTCTTAACTGACTATTCGGAGCATCTATTTGAAGTTTGTCAATAGGATTAACAGTATTAATCCCAACATTTCCGCCTTCTGTAAAGGTATGAAAATCTGTTCCGTTTATTTCAATATCCATTCTATTAGAAGCGCGGTTGTGTCCAATAGAAAATGAATCTCCCGTAGAATCATCTACAAAAGAAATTTCAGGCTGAGTTACAGAGCTTCTTATTATTATACCTTCATTATCTACTGTTTGAACTATATCAAGCTTAGCTAATGGGTTGGTAGTTCCAATACCGACATCACCATCGCTTTTTATGGTAACTCTATCTCCAGCCGCAGTTCTAAAACGCATTTCATCCGTGGCGTTTAGATAATTCACAGCACCTCTTTTTTCTGCGGCGCTATCACCAAATGATATACTAGCGGTGGCAGAGGTTCCAGATAACACAGATATATTAGCATTAGCTACTGAGGCTGGTATTGTTTCTGCAAGTATCAAGGTATCTGAGGCTATAGTTGGTAAACTACCAGTTCCGCTTGTATAACTAGTTACGTGCAACCTTGATTTTGGACCGTTGGTATCAATACCTACGTTTCCGTTTGGTAAAACACAAAACGCAGTTGATCTGTTAACATCAGAAGCACCGTTACCAACAGCAAATAAATGACCGGTTGTTATACCTGAATATTCATTATATTGACCTACTACAAACTGATTAGATATATAAGCAGCGGTTGCACTTGTAGGCGTAGTAACTCCCTCTCCTATAGCGAACTGTCTATTACCAGTACTTCCAACAGATCCAAGACCTAGTACCAAACCGTTTTCAGAAAAGTTTGTGTTTTGATAACCAGAAACTATAGAGTAAGAACCACTGTTAAAGTTATTATAACCACCCATTATAGATCCAGTTCCTGTATTAGTCTGTACTGAAGCGCTTCCAATAGTGTTACTGCCACCCACCATTAAACAGTTTTCTGCCCAATAATTTACATTATATGCACCTCCAATTATATTTGCAGATGCTGGATCATTAGAACTAGCGTTTACACCTAGAGTGTTTCCAAGGCCACCAACAATGTTGTAACCGCTAAACTGACTGTTTATTTCATTACCTCTACCTAAAACAGTATTACAACCCACGGCGGTAACAGTGCCACCTTCAACAAAGTTATCAAAACCAAAAGCCACGTTCCAATTTCCCTTAACCTCATTGTTTTCTCCGCTGCTAAAACCGTAATTACCAGAAACCGTATTAGACGCTCCGAAAGAACCGTTATAAGCTCCGGAAACTGTATTTCCATTACCGTTAGAAAAAGAACCAACACCACTAACCGTGTTGTTACTACCAGTTGCAAAAGACGCACCGCCACTAGCCGTGTTACTGTAGTTAAAAGCGGCTGACTGAGCACCTGAAGCAACGTTTAATTGGTTGCCAGCAAAGCTAGCGAAACCTGATACCTCGTTTTCTTGACCTATTGCTGTAGCATCTTGACCAACAGTTGTTGAGCTATGCAAAGATCCAATAAAAGCGTTACCCGAAACATCAAGTCTAACATTTGGCTGCAAAACCCCAACACCAAGTCTTTGTTGTAGATGGTTAACGTATAAAGGCGTAGGTACATCATTTACACGACCTGCACCAAATACTTCTATTGTACCGTTTGTAGCAT